TTGTCCAAGCCGTTCAGGGGCTTAGCCCATGTTCACGGCGTGAATTTTCCATAATGTATGTTATGCGACATTGGAGGGACTGTGGGCGGTGACCGGGGGGGGCATCAAGCGGCAGGCGCCCCGGCCGAACGGGTCCCATACGCCTACGGCCGCACCCACGCTGCTCCCCCTGGTGTTAGCCCATCTGGCATGAGCGGCGATTGATTGGAGGTGTTGATGGCGGCTCGGAAGAAGGTTGTGAAGAAGGCGGCGAAGAAGCCTCGGGTGAGGAAGCCTCGCACGTTGGCTGATCGTGTGAAGCGGTTGGAGCGTGCGGAGGCTCGGCACGCCGAGCGGATGGTTTTGTCGGATTACCTGGATCTGGGTGGTGATGTTGAGGATCCGGCGGATTATGCCGAGTACTACAAGCGGTTGGAGCGGGTTGGTCGGTTTAGCCGGGACATGGACCGTTTGAAGGGTGGTTTGAATGGGTTGGCGGAGTTGCGGCGGGAGGTGAAGCGTCTTTTGGCGGATGTTGAGAAGTTGAGGAAAGAGGTTTGGGTGGCGGCGCGGGAGCGTGATTTGCGGTTGGTGTCGGGGAAGTGAGATTGCCTTGACGCGGATAGTTCTCCCGAACCAGTGGGCGCCGAGGCTGTATCAGCAGCGGGCGTGGGCGTATTTGGCGGGTGGCGGGAAGCGGGCATGTTTGGCGTGGCATCGGCGGTCTGGGAAGGATGCGGTGTGTCTGAATTTCCAGGCGTCGGCGTCGCACACGCGGGTTGGGAACTACTGGCATTTGCTGCCGAAGTATGCGCAGGCGCGGAAAGCGATTTGGGAGGCGGTGAATCCGCATACGGGGAAGCGGCTGATTGACCAGGCGTTTCCGGTGGAGGTGCGGCGGTCGACGTTGGACCAGGAAATGATGATCAGGTTCAAGAACGGCTCGACGTGGCAGTTGGCGGGGTCGGACAATTTCGATGCGCTGGTGGGATCGACGCCTGCGGGGATTGTGTTTTCGGAGTTTGCGTTGGCGAACCCGGCGGCGTGGGCGTATCTGGCGCCGATTTTGAACGAGAATAATGGGTTTGCGGTGTTTATTTCGACGCCGCGCGGGAAGAACCATTTTTGGGACATGTACCGGCAGGCGCTTCGGGATCCGAAGGGGTGGTTTGCGGAGGCGCTGACGGTTGACGACACGGGTGCGCTTCCGAGGGAGCGTTTAGAGGCGGATTTGCGCGAGTTGCAGGCGCTGCATGGGGAGGATTACGGGCGGTCGCTGTGGGAGCAGGAATATTACGTGTCGTTTTCCGCGGCGTTGCCGGGGTCGATCTGGGGGCCGCAGGTGGACAAGGCGGAGGAGGAAGGCCGGGTGTGCGCTGTTCCACGTGAAACGGGATATCCGGTGCATTCGGCGTGGGACTTGGGCCGGACGGACGACACGGCGATTTGGTTTTTTCAACTGGTGGCGGGTCAGATTCGGGTGATCGACTATTTCGAGAAGTCGGGGGAGGAAATCCCTGGGCTTGCGACGGTGTTGCGGGAGCGTGGGTACACGGGGGGCACGTTGTATCTGCCGCATGACGCGAAGCCGTTGCGGCTGGGGATGGGCGGCAAGACGATTTTTCAGCAGATGCAGGCGGAGAACGTGGGGAAGTGCGTTTTGCTGCCCCGTGCGGACCGCGAGGAAGGCATTCAGGCGGCGCGGGCGACGTTTAAGCACGCTTGGTTCGATGCGGAGAGGTGCGCGAAGGGGGTTGAGCATTTGCGCAATTACCACCGCGTCTGGGACGACGAGCGGAAGAAGTTTTCGGACGAGCCCTATCACGACGAATCGTCGCATTGCGCTGACGCTTGGCGGTATTTGTCGATGTCCTGGAAGCATCCGCGAGCGGTGCAGCCGGAGGACACGGTTTCCAGGGGAGTTTCGGTCGGGGTGGCGAACGGGATGACGTTCGGGGCGATGAAGGACGCGCATTTCGCGCGGATGCGGTCGGCCCGCGAGATGTTGATGCATTGAAAGGGGATTTGAGATGAATTTCTGCCCGGCTGTGCAAAAGACGGTGAATCTGGCGGTTACGGGGACGTCGCAGACGCTGACGGTGGGGGCTGTGCCTGCCGGACGGACGGCGCTGCTGTTGACGAACATCGGAACCAAGACGGTGTTTTGGCGCTACGGGTCGTCGGCTGCGACTGCCGCGGCTTCGGTGCCGATCATGGCGAATACGTCGATGATCGTGGATTTCCCCGAAGGTGAGACGGTGATTTCGGCGATTGCGTCGGACACCGGCTCTACGCTCTACGCAACGCCCGGCATCGGGTACTGAGGATGGCGAAGCGCCGGGAGGAAACGCGGCCGAAAGAGCCAGACGCGCAGGTTGCGTGGTGGCTTGAGGAAATCGCGGCGGCCAAGGAGCGGGAAAAGGACTTCCGCGAGCGGGGCCGCAAGATCATCCAGGTCTATTCCGGCGCGAAGTCGGCCGAGACGCCGTTCAATATTCTGTTCTCCAACACCGAGACGATGCTTCCGGCGCTTTATTCGGCGGTGCCGCGCCCCTTGGTGAGCCCAAGGTTCAAGTCCGGGGCTTCGAGAGCGTCCGATTCGGCGATGGCCGGTCAGCGGATGCTGGAGTACCTGCTCGACACCGACATCGACGGCTACGAGACGTTTGACGAGGCGGTCGGGGCGGCGGTGCTGGATGCGCTGTTGCCGGGCCGGGGGGTGACTTCGGTCAAGTACGATGCGGACATTGTTCCATACGAGCCATACGAGGACGACGGCGCGGAGGACGAGGACGAACCTTCGATGCGGAAGGCATCAGAGCTTGTGTGCCTGGATAGCCGCCGGTGGGACCGCGTGTTGTTCGGGTATGCGGCGAAGTGGTCGAAAACGCCCTGGATCGCCTACGAGGATTACATCGACCGCAAGGAAGCCGAGCGGTTGTTCGGCCGCGAGGTTGCGAACGCAATCGCCTATTCCAAGGAGGAAAAGGGCGACGACGAGGGCGAGAAGAAGCCGCGTCTCGAAGGCAACCGCAAGATGGCGCTGGTCTACCAGATTTGGGACAAGGAAGGCGGCCGGAAGATCAGGTATGTAAGCCCGAATTATCCGGGCGGGTTTTTGAAGGTCGAGGACGACCCCTTGGGGTTGACCGGGTTTTTCAACTGTCCTCGGCCGATCCGCTTTATCGCCAAGCCGTCCGATCAGGTGCCGACCGCGCTTTATGTGTTGTACGAGAACCAGGCGGCGGAACTGAACAAGATCACCAAGCGCATCAACGTCATCGTGTCCGCCATCAAGGCGAAGGGGCTTTACGACGGCGCCTTGGGCGAGGACTTGAAAAAGCTGATGGAGGCGGACGACACGGTGTTCGTCGCCACGGATTCGTCCTCGTCGCTCGCGGCCGACAAGGGCATGGATAAAACGGTCTGGTTCTGGCCGGTCGATAAGCTGATCCAGGTTCTCTTGCAGTTGTACCAGGCGCGGAACGACGCGAAGCAGGTGATTTACGAGATTACCGGCATTGCCGACATCATGCGCGGCTCGTCGGCGGCGTCCGAGACCTTGGGCGCGCAGCAGATCAAGCAGTCATGGGGGACCTTGCGGCTGAAAAGGCTGCAACGGGAGGTCCAGCGTTACGCCCGCGACCTGTTGCGGCTGATGCTCGAAGTCGCGGCGACCAAGTTTTCGGAGGAAACCTGGGCAAAGGTGGTCGATCTGCCGTTCGCCACGTCCGACGACCGGGCGAAGCTCGAAGCCATCGCGCAAGCAGGTCAGGCGATGATGGCGGCCGGTGCGCAACCCTCGCCGGAACAGGCGCAGCAGTTGCAGCAGATTCAAGCCGAGTTGGCGAAGCCCGCTTGGGCGGACGTGCTTGCGGCGCTGCAAGACGATCAGTTGCGGTCCTACAAGATCGACATCGAGACGAACTCGACCATCGAGCCGGAGGCGACCGAGGATCAGCAGAGCATCGCGGAGATGATGAACGCGATGGCGCAGTTCCTGAACGGCGTGGGGCCGCTCGTGGCGCAGGGCATCATGCCTTTCGACGCGGCGCGGGCGATGCTGTTGGCGGTGACGCGGCGGTTCCGTCTTGGCTCCGAGATTGAGGACCAGATCAAGGCGATGCAGGCCCCGCAACCGAAGCCTGAAAGCGACGGCGGCGCGGCGGCGGAAGCGAAGGTTAAACAGGTCGAGGAAGCGGCCCGCATCCGCGAGACGATCAAGGACGCGCAGCACGATCTGGCCTTGAAAGAGGCGGAATTGAAGCGCCGGGAAACCGTCATTGCCTTGGAAAAGGAGGTGATGCAGTTGCGGGATGCGGCGGCCAAGGCGAGCCAATCGGCCGAAGCGCGCGTTGCGAAGGCGGCCAGGGACCGGGACACCGACGCGGCGATCTCCAACATGAAGGCGATTTCCGACAAGGTGGGGTCGCAAATCCGCGAGTTTCAGCTTGCGGCGACCAAGGCGCCCGGCAGCGTGAACAAGCGCGACGCATTGGACGGGTTGCAGAAGATGCACGGCGAGATGATTGCGGCGGTGAACGCGCTCACCGCTGCCGTGCATGGGACCATGCGGCCGATGGGGATGTGAATGCCGACCTATTCGTATCGGTGCAAGTACGGCCACGAGTTCGACGTTGTGAAGTCGATGCGGTTGTCCGACGAGCCGGAGGTGTGCTTTTGCGGCGAGCCGGGGGCCAAGGTCCCGGCGCCGTTCCATGCCATCGGCCCCAAGGACATTCATTACACGTCGCCGATTGACGGGCGGCCGATCACCTCGGAGCGTGCCCGCCGCGAGGACATGGCCCGGAACAACTGCGTGGAATACGACCCCGGCGTTCGCCAGGACTACGACCGGCGCATCAGGAAGGGCGAACAGGCGCTGGATTCGGCGGTCGAGGCGACGGTCGAAAAGGAAATGGCGGCCATGCCGTCCTATAAGCGCGAGAAGCTCGCGGCGGAACTGACGGGCGGGCTTGCCGCCGACATCAGCCGGGGGACAGCCCCGGCGAAACCGATTGAAACGAGGCTGAAACATGTCTGACAACGAAGCACCTGCTCTCGAAATCACGGCGGCCGATCTTGGGTTGCGGGGCGATGCGCCCGCCGACCCCGAGCCTCCGTCAACGGAAGCCCAGGACGAAGCGCCGGAAAGCGAGCCTGCCGCCGCATCCGATGCTGCCAGCGATGACGGACAGCCACGGTCCGCCGAGCCGGAGGTTGCCAGCCTCCCGCCTCCGTCGTCCTGGGCGAAAGATCAGCATGAGAGATGGTCGAAGCTCGACCGCGCCACCCAGGATTACATTGCGCTCCGGGAAAGCCAGATGTCCCAGGGGATTTCGCAATTCCAGGACACGGCGAAATTCGGCCGCCAAGTGCGGGAGATTTTCGCGCCTCATGTGGCGGAACTGCGGGCGGCCGGGATTGACGAAGTGGGGGCCGTCCAGACGCTTTTGAACGCGCACCTCAACCTGACCCGCGCCGCGCCCGATCAGCGGAAGCAAATGTTCGCCGATCTCGCGCGCCAATACGGCGTCGATGTCGGAGCGGTTGCCGCCGCCGGGCAGCCGCCCATTCCGCCTGAATTTGATGTCTTGAAAAAAGAAATTGACGGGATTAAGGGGAAACTGACTGCGAGCGAGAATGCGGCGCTCGAAGCGCGCAAGTCTCAGGCGGTCCGGGAGGTCGAAGCCTTCGCCTCCGACCCTGCTCATCCGTACTTCGACGAACTGGCCGACGACATCGCCAAGATGATCGAAATCGGCCACCCCCTCGCCGAGGCTTACGAAAAAGCAGTCTGGTCGAACCCGGTCACCCGCGCCAAGGAATTGGAGCGCGTCAAGGCCGACGGCGACAAAGCGAAGCGCGAGAAATCCCAGAAGGAAGCGGCGGCGGCGTTGAAAGCCAAGTCCGCGAATATCCGAGGTCGCGACACCAGCCGGGCGCCACAACCGCCCACGGGAACGATGGAGGACACGATGCGAGCAACCCTGGCCGACATCCGGTCACGCGCGAACTAGTCCCCGTCTAGCCCGAGAGGCTCACGGGGATAACCCGAAGGAGCCTCGAATGGCCTCACCCAACAGCACTTTCACGGAACTGGTTTCGACCACGTTCCGCAAGCACCGCCGCGAAATCAAGGACAACCTCAGCAACCGCAACGCGCTGCTGAAATACATGCGGGATCGCGGCAACGTCCGCCGCGAGGATGGCGGGCTTTCCATCGTCACGCCGCTGGATTACACCTCGAACGGCACCTATCAGCGCTACAGCGATTGGGACTTGCTCAACATCGCTGCCTCGGACGTCATCTCGGCGGCCGAGTACCAGTGGCGCCAGATCGCCCTCAACGTGGTGGCATCGGGCCGCGAGCTTCGCATCAATTCCGGCGACGCGAAGATCGTGAATCTCGCCAAGATGCGGATCAAGAACGCCATCCGCACCTTCAACAACAGCTTTTCGTCCGATCTTTATTCGGACGGGGCGCTTTCCAACCAGATCAACGGCCTGCAAGCCGTGGTCGCGGATACCACCGGCACCACGCTCGGCGGCATCAACGCCACCAACTTTTCGTTCTGGGACCCGACCATCTACGACGCCTCGGCAAACAGCGTCACGCCGTCGGCAACCACCATCGAAAGCGGCCTGATGCTGCCCTTGTGGCTGCAAATCGACCGGGGGCCGGACGACCAGCCGGACCTGATCGTCGCCGACAACACCTATTACACCTACTTCGAGACCTCGCAGACGTCGGTGAAGCGTTACATGGACTCGACCCGCGCCAATGCCGGGTTCGTGTCGCTCAAATACAAGAACGCCGACGTGATCTTCGACGGCGGATCGGGCATCCCGTCCGAACACATGTATATGCTCAACACGCAGTATCTCGAACTGGTCGAGCACCAGGACGCGGCGCTTGAGATCATGGACGAGATGCGGCCCATCAACCAGGACGGCGTTGTTATCCCGATCCTGTGGATGGGGAACCTCTGCTGCTCCAACCGGAGCCAGCAGGGCGTGATCCACGCCTAAGGCCCCGAGCAAGGAGAACGGAACATGGCATTTACCGTCAGCAGCTACGCCGGGGCGCAGGCCATTGCCGATACCTCGACGTCACAGAAACACCCGCTCGGGACGATTGTCCGGGGCACCGACCCGACCTACGGAGAAGGTGAGTTCATCTATCTTCTCGGTGTCGCGTCCACGGTCGTGGGTTCGGTCGTCACCTTCAACGCGACGACTTGGCAGACGACGCTTTCACCGACGGCCGCGACCGGCGACGGGCACCCCGTTGCCATCGCCATGTCGGCGAACGTGGCGAGCCAGTACGGCTGGTATCAGATTTGCGGCCTCGCGGTCGTGAAAAAGACCGCCGTCACGGTCAACCCGCAGGTCGGTGTCTGGTTGAGCGGCACCTCCGGGCGCATCTACGTCACCGCTTCGAGCGGCAAGGGCTTCGTGGGGATGCGCACCGCGAACCTGACCACGGTCACTTCGACCACATCCACCGTCGTGTGCCTGATCAACCGTCCGGCACTCGAATCGGCAACCTAAGCCAGAGGGGCGGGCTTCGGCCCGCCCTTCACTCTTTGGGGGCGTGATGCTGCGAATTGTCTGCGTTCAAAAAGGCAACTACCTCGGCAGAGGCGCCGAATATGTGAACGTTCTGTTCGATCAGGTGCGCCGCAATTTGCCTGCGGGCATGAACGGCGAGTTCGTCTGCTTCACGGACGACGGGGCTGGGCTTCACGAAGCCATCAGCGTGCGCCCGCTGCCCGAAGGACTGGTGGGATGGTGGAACAAGCTGTGGCTGTTCTCGCCCGGCCTGTTCCCGGATGGCGACCGCATTGTTTATTTCGACCTGGATACCCTGATCGTCGGCGCCCTTGACGATATTGCCGGTTATTCCGGCGAGTTCGCGGCGCTCCGCGACTTCTACCGGCCGGACGGTCTGCAATCAGCCGTGATGGCGTGGCGCTCCGGCGCGATGACGCATCTTTGGGAAAATTGGGTCGCGGCCGGGATGCCCGAGATTGCGGGCGGCGATCAGGCATGGGTCGAAGCCAACATCGACCGCGCCGATCTGTTGCAGGCGCTGTTCCCTGGCAAGTTCGTTTCATTCAAGGCGCACTGCGAGCCATACCCGCCAAAAGGCGCGGCCGTCGTGTGCTTCCACGGGCTCCCGCGCCCGCACGAGATAACCGAAGGGTGGGTTCCGCTCGCCTGGAAGGTCGGAGGAATCGGGTCGGTCGAGATCGACGTCATCTGCAACACCGAGACGGAAATCTTGAAGGAAAACTGTCGGAAGGCGATGGCGCTTGACCGGCCCGAGCTTGTCCAGAGAAAGCCGCATAACGAGCATGTCTGCATCGTGGGCGGCGGCCCGTCTGTCGCGGGCTACATCCCCGAATTGAAGGCGCGATCCCAGAACGGCCAAAAGATTTGGGCGCTGAACGGCGCCGCGAAGTTCCTGCAAGAGAATGGCGTCACGGTCGATGCCCAATGGGTCGTGGACGCCCGGCCATCAAACGCCCGCTTCGTTGTCGATGGCCCGGTCAAGTTCATCGCGTCCCAATGCGCGCCGGAAGTGTTCGAGAAGGCGGGGGACCGCGCCGTTGTTTTCCACGATCTGAATTGCGGCCCCTGGCTGCCCGAAGGGGTCACGCTGATCGGCGGCGGCTCGACGGTGGGCCTGAAGGCCATCGCTGGCGCCTATGTGCTTGGCTGCCGGTCGATGCACCTCTACGGCATGGATTCGTGCCTCGAGAACGACGCCCATCACGCCTACGACCAGCCGGAGAACGACGCCGACCGCAGGATTGCCGTTCATGTCGAGGGCGGCGGAACATTCGTCGCTGCGCCCTGGATGATCCGCCAAGTCGAGGAATTTCAGCAACTGGCGGCGTTCCTGGCAAACGACGGCGCGGCCATCCACGTGCATTGCGGCGGCCTTTTGGGCCATGTCGCCGTTGAGATGATGACGCCCCGCATCGGCCCTGCCGATCAGCGGGCTGGTGAAATCCTGAAACGGATCGAGGGGATCGAAAACCCGGTCGGGGTCGAGATCGGCGTATTCGCGGGCGACACGTCTTGCCGCTTGCTGCAACACCCGACCCTCACGCTCTACATGGTTGATTCGTGGGAAGGGGGCGGCGATGCCTATGCTGCCGAATCCGGCGACTGGCACGCCCGGCTGACCCAGGATCAGCAATCCTCTTACGAGCGGATGGCGCGGAAGGCCGTCGAAGCGGCGGGACCACGGGCGCGCATCGTCAAGGCGCGCAGCGCGGAAGCGGCCGAATCGTTCCCGGACGGAATGCTCGATTTTGCTTTCATCGACGCGGACCATTCCTACGAGGGATGCGCCGCCGACATCGCCGCTTGGCTGCCCAAGGTAAAGCAGGGCGGCATCATCGGCGGACATGATTACGACAATCACGATTTCCCAGGCTTCGGGGTCAACCGGGCGGTGGACGAGTTCTGCGCCGCGCACGGGTTGACGCTCGAAAAAGGCGAGAACTTCACTTGGTTCGTTCGACTGCCCGGCGCATCCGCGCTCGCGGCGTAAAGGAGGGGATATGGCAACGCCTGCACAGATCAACGCGCAACTCGACAGCGCCAACACGCTCAGGAAACCGCGCATCGTCAAATCCATCAAGGTCGATGGCACCTACGACGCGCATTATGTGATCGGCGGGGTCGGCTCCGCTGGCCGTGACCGATGGGTAAGGACGACCAACGCCGAGACGGCGGCCAATCAGGCAACCGAAATCCTGACCGGGCTTGCGTCATGAGCGTCGCCGATCTCATGGGGCGCCAGGAACGCCCGGCTTACGTGCAGTTCGTGCGCGAGGCGGTCGAGGACAAGAACGCATCCCGCGAGGCGGGCCACTATGTCGCAAGGGACGTGGATTATGTCCTGATCACGCCGCCTTACTCGAAGGACATGCACAAGGCGAAGCTGCCCGGCTGGTTCGACAAGATTGACGGCGATGTGAAAAGCGGGCGCCTGCCGCGTGAATGGGCGGACCGCTACAAGGAGCAATACCGTCTCTGGAAACTCGGCCAGGAAATGCCGGTGGACGGCACGCCCATCAAGGGGTGGGGCGTGATTTCGCCCGCTCAACAGGAAATGCTGATCCGCGCCAACATTCGCACCGTCGAGGACATGGCGGCCGCGAACGACGAAGGCTTGCGCCGTATCGGCATGGGGTCCGTCGATCTCAAGAACAAGGCCCAGGCGTGGCTGGCCCAGATCGGAGACAAGGGGCCGCTGACGATGGAGATGGCGGCGCTCAAGAACGAAAACGCGCTTCTCAAGGGGTCGATTGCCGCGCTCGAAGCCCGGCTCAAGGCCGTCGAGACAAAAAGCAAGCCGGAGTTTGTGCCGGTCGAGGTCGCCGTCGAGCCAGAAGGGATTACGGCGGCCGATATTATCGACGACGAACCCGTAAAGCGCGGTCCTGGCCGTCCGCGCAAAGTAGCGGCCGCGTGAGATAACGATGGCCGTTCTCGATCTCGTTGCGCGCTTCTGCCGGAGGACGGGGATCCCCGTTCCTTCGGCGGCGGTCGGCTCGACCGATGACCAGGTATTGCAGGTCGTGGCGCTGCTCGAAGAAGAAGGGAACGACCTGGCCGGTCGCGGGCAATGGGAGGCTTTGACGCGGGAAGCCACCCACACGACGCTTGCGGCCGAGGACCAGGGCGCGATTACGACGATTGCCGCGTCCGGGTTTCGCTACATCAAGAACGGCACGTTTTACGACCGCACCGACGACGTTCCGGTGATCGGGCCGCTGTCGCCGGATGAATGGCAGAACGCCAAGGCGATGACATGGACCGGGCCGCGTTATTCGTTCCGCATCCGGGGCGGCAAGCTGCTGGCGACGCCGACACCGGCGGCCGGACACACATGGGCATTCGAATACATCAGCAAGTTTTGGATTCTTGGCGCTGATGGCACGACCTACAAGCAGTATTTCACCCTCGACACCGATACGCTGCTGCTGTCCGAAGATTTGCTGATGATGGGCCTGCGCTGGCGGTGGAAGAAGGAAAAGGGCCAGGAATATGCGGAGGATTTCCGTTCCTACGAGGCGCAAGTTGCTGATGCGCTTGGCCGCGATGGTGGCAAGGCGCCCCTCCACGCAGGCGGCGACGGTGCCCAGGGCGCCCGGCCCGGCATCTTCGTGCCGCAAGGGTCGTGGTCGCTGTGAGGCAGGCGCTTAAAACAAAATCCGGGACGCGGGCGCGCGTCTCGCAGGACTATCCCATGCCCGCGCCGGTCGGCGGCTGGAACGCCAGGGATCCCTGGTCCGGCATGAAGGAAACGGACGCAATCACGCTCGACAACTGGTTCCCGCGCCCGTCCTATGTGGAGATTCGCGGTGGCCGCGCCGCCCATGCGACGGGCTTGACCGGCAACGGCAAGACGCTCGCGGTCTACAACGGGCTGAACGGCACGAACAAGATGTTCTGCGCCACGGCGTCCGGTGTCTATGACGTGACATCGGCGGGCGCGGTGGGCGCAGCGGTGGCGGTGCGCACGAACGGCAAGCACCAGTGCTGGATGTTCGGCGACGGCACCAACAATTACCTCATCATGGCGAACGGCGTTGACAAGCCGCTCTATTACGACGGCACGAATTGGGTTGCCGTCGATAACGCCAGTTCGCCCGCCCTCACCGGGTTGACGACGACCAACATCATTGGCGGCGGCGTGTTCAAAGGCCGCCTGTTCTTCATCCAGAAGGATACGCTTTCGTTCTGGTATCTGGCCTCCGGTGCGGCCGGTGGCGCCTTGAACGAGTTCCCGCTCGACGGCGAAGCGAAGCGCGGCGGCTATCTCATGGCCTATGCGTCCTGGTCGGTTGACGCGGGCGACGGCCTGGACGACCGGGCGGTGTTCATCACGTCGGAAGGCGAGTGCATCATCTACGCAGGCACCGATCCGGCCGACTCTACCAAGTGGGCCAAGGTCGGTACGTTCTTCCTCGGCAAGCCCCTGGGCCGCCGTTGCGTCATCCAGTACGGCGGCGATCTGATCGTCTTGACTGAAAACGGCGTGTTCCCGCTTTCGGCCGCGCTGCTGTCTGCCGCCATCGACTACAAGCTGGCCCTTTCGTTCAAGATCGAGAACGCCTTCACCACGGCCGCGCAGTCCTACGGTGCGCTGTTCGGGTGGGAG